CAATTCAAGATACATATTAGGCATTCTTGGAAACTTTTTTGGACGAAAACTTGGCCTTTCTGTAAAAAGTTTTGTAACAGTTATCGTCGGTTTCCTCAACATTTTACTTTATTGAAAGAGCTTTAAATGATTAATTCATCTGTTTAATATATTATTTTATCGTTATTTATACACTTACACTCCTAATATATTATTTTAGTTGTCTATTTTGTGGTTAAATCATTATATACCGCTTTCTCACAAAATAAGAGAAAGCGGTGTGGATCTTTATGTTAAAATATTTTTTGCACAGTTGTACCCAAGTGAAAAAATTTCAAGTTTTTCTGAATGATTAATATGAAAATCGTAAAAACTAATATCTCTAATTTTAACGTTAATGTATAAACAATTTTCTGTAATATTTTTTAGCTGTATAGATTGAAGTTCATCGATTGGAATAGTCAGCAACATGACAATTTTATCGACAAGTCGTTCGTATTTATTATTGAGATTTGTTTGAAGATTAAATATTACAACATGTAGCAAATCGTCCTTTACATTTTCAATAATAGGAAAAAAAGGACAGTTATCTACAATACCGCCATCAATAAAGTATTCGTCTTTATATATACAATCGTTAAAAATAAAGGGTAAACTTGATGATAATGTAATGGCGTCAATACATGACATGTCTGGGTAGGTATAAATAGATAAATACTCCTTCTTTTTTTGTGTAATATTATAGGTACATGTAAATAGTGTAACATTCATTTTTTCGTAAAGGTCTTTAAATGTTGGGATATATCCTATTTTGTCGAGTGACATTTTTTTAAAATGAGAGGAATAAATTGAAAAATCGTATATACCTTCTCCATTTAAAATAGAGTCAATGCTTTTATGATCTTTTTTATCAAAAACGTTGTGTGTAATAATGTACACGATCATTTCTATTGGAGTGTATCCTATTGCCAAAAAATAAGAAATAATAGCACCAATACTTGTCCCTGAATAATATTTAATGTTGCCAATCAATTTGTTGTCAATCATATATTGCATTGCACCAAGCAATGCAAATCCTTTCAAGCCTCCTCCAGACATAACAATTGCATTATAAGGATGTGGCTGTAATTTTGACATTTCTCTTTATGTCAATTATTTAAATTTAAATAATTGTTTGATTGCATTCTCTTGTTTTGTAAAAAACTCATGGCATGAGTGTACTTAATTTAAATGTAACGTTTTTACAGCTTATTTTTCAATTATTTTTTTTAGCAAAATAACGCACACCATTATAAGTAAAACAATGCATACGATATACATCGAGTTGTCGCAATTATAAAATTTTGAACAAATTGGGCAATCTTTTATGTGGTTTGCGACTGTCATACATGATAAATCTTCTGGGTCATAAACAGGGCGTTGATTTTTAATAGGTTCCTCGTAAATAATTTGGGGCAACTGTTGAAATGGTTGCATTTGAAATTCCTCTCTTAGATGTTGATTTTGATGCTGATGTTGATGCTGAGGCTGATGAGCATATGAAAGTTGAGGAAGATTAGGTTGCATCATACCGCCATTCATGGCGTATGTAAAATCTTTATCATGTTTTCTGATGTGTCTATTTTGAACTTGATTTGTATATTCATCGCGTTCCATATTTCCTTTTGTAATATAATCAGAACCTCTTGTTAATGAATCCATGTCAACCAAATCATCAATAAATGTAACATTTTTTTTCATATTTATATTAACATTTTTTTTTTATTTTACATAGAATATTAGACACCGCTTTTTTACAAAACAAGATTATAAAAGAGCTACATATAAATATAGACATTATATGTATTTAACCACAAAAGAAGTGATGCTCAAGATGCCAAGATGCCCATATAAATTTTTTTCAATAACGAATCGCCGTCTGTTTCCACCAAATTTTGCAATAAAAGTCTAAAACTTGTCTGCTCTGCAATAGTTGACGACTCGTCGCGTTTTACAGGCTTTGCATCCAATTGTATTTTTACCCCTTTTTCAATACATTCTTTGTATTGCTGTGTTTGTTTAAACGCCTTAAATTCTTCCGGAGTGGCTGTTAATTTTATTTTTAAATGAGAATGCAAGTCTGTCATATTAACCTTTGATAGGTCTGAAACAGTCTTTTTAATTATCGTTTTTTTGGGTACATCTAAATCTATATTTGTAATGGCGCCTTTTTCATCAATGATGCAAACGACTCTTTTATCTGTATCCCCAAACGCGTGTTGTAAAGGAGATCCTGGGTAGTATATATTTTTTTGCGGCGTTTGATTGTCGTGGATGTGCCCGCTTATAACTTGGGGGAAATCTTCGCCCCATTCGTCGCCATCCTTTGACACAATGGCGCCCATCTTGCATCCTTTAAATTCTTGATGGGCAAAAATGACGTTGTACGTTTTCCAGTCTTTGGAAACGGTCTCAATTGCTTCGATAAAACGTCCCGGGTATACATAAGGACACATTAAAAACGTAAATGTCGAGTCTTTTTTTTCTTTTAAAACGATAGGCTTGTCAACAATTTTTACATTTTTGTATTGAGAAAATACATTAAGCCAGTGATGCGATGTTAAAAATTGTTGATTGTTGATCATATCATGGTTTCCAACCAAAACATGTACAGGTGCAAATGTGGCTAAAAAAGCAACAAATTCCAGCGATTTGTTTAATGCTTGTGTAAAGATACGTTCGTGGTAATGCATTAGGTCTCCTCCAATGATAATTTGGTCAAATTGATGCGATTCACATATTTTTTTCAACTCTGACATAAGGATATCAATTTCTTCGTGATTGTCGGTTTTTATATGGGGATCGCCAATGAATAAAATCTTCATATTTTATTCATTTTAAATATTTGTTTTTAATATTTCGATTTCATTTTCGATTTCGATTTCAATTTTCGATTTCGATTTTTAGTGTTTTTTGTCGTCGTCCTTATTGACCAAATGCATGGTGTACATGACACCGGCAGCCAAACCGCATGCCGCGACAACATAGTAAATCGCGTTCTCGACTGTTTTGGCACTCTCGCCACCAACAGCTCCGGCCAATTTTTCAACAAGGTTGTAGCCACATGCATGCATACCCCAGTTCAAAGCGCCTACAACTGTGACATAGAATAATACGATAAATGCAATTTTTTTTGCGTCCATTTTCTTTGCGTCCATTTTATTTAAAAGAAAAAGATTTATTTAAATTAAATTTTAAAAAATTGTCAAATAAAAATGAATACAATTGTTGAGTTTTTATCAATTCAACAGCAGATACGTATTTACCACTGGACAACGCCTATATACAATAAACATGTAGTGTCTGGTAAATTGTACGAAAAATTAGATGAATTAATTGATAAATTTGTAGAAACTTTTTTGGGTAAAAATAAATTAAATGCCGAGCCGTTTACAATCAGCGTTTCAAGTGATATAAATATCGTTTCAATATTAAATCGTTTCAAGCAGTTTTTAATAACAGACCTAGAACTTGCATTAAATTCTGGTATGAAAAATACAGATTTAAAAAATATCAGGGATGAAATGCTTGGAGAGGTCAATCAGTCTTTATTTTTACTAAAATTAAAGTAAATTTAAAGTAAATTTAAAGTAAATTTAAAGTAAATTTAAAGTAAATTTAAACTAAAGTCATTTTTTGGTATTTTATAACATTTATTTTATATTTATAATCACTGACTATTTTTTCCTTGTATTGAATAAGACGAACTTTTTCAATCGTTCCAGGAGATGTTTCTTTTAAAACCGCCAAATTTTCATCGTATATAACATTATAATGAGCAGGTTTTATAGACTCTTCTGCCGTTTCAACTCTAAATAACTTTTTTTGAAATTTTAAATAATATTTTTCAAGTGTTTGAAATTCTGAATAAACTATTCTTGAAATAGGACTTAATTTTTTTAAATCGCTAATATAAATAATAATATTTAAAGAGGACAAAGATGGCGCGTAATCTGAAATGTGTTCATAAAAATTGAAAAATTCTATCTGTAAATAATACGTTTTAACTTTATCCCAGTTATTTGCGATACAAAGCCTAAGCAAGCATACAAGACGTTTTAATAATGCCAAAGATACTATTATTTTATTAATACCTTTGCGTCGTGTCACATATCCAGATTTTTGAAGACTATCAAAATCTATAAAAGGTAAGGATATTGGCTTGTAATGGGATAAAGAGACTGATACATGTTTTTCAACAAATGTTTTTATATGCTTTATAATATCTACAGATTGATCTTTTTGTAGCGAAAGATAGACAGAAAACATGTAAATAAAAAGTTCGCCCAAAATTTTAGAAATCTTTTGATTTGCTAAAAATGTATCTATTTCACTATGTGTGGTTTCTTTATCCTCTTCTTCATCTTTTTCATCTTCATCCTCTTCATCTTCTTCAGACTTTAAATAAATAATAAATGGGTCTAAATTTACTTGAAGTTGTTTTAATTCATCTTTGTTTAAAGGGCGTTTTAATACTTTTTCAACATCCTTTTTATTGCTTTTAAATAAGGACGTTTTATGCGTATCATAAATAGGAAGATCAAGTGGTGGAAGTGGGTTACATAACAAATAAATATTATCATGTGTAACTAAACATTGAACCTTTTTAAATGAATCAAGTATCTGGTATTTATATTTTAATTCCTGAGGAGGGTGATCAAACTGGCGTATTATTGTCTTGTGTTCGCCTAAATAAAGTTGTGTTGGAAAAACATCACTATTTTTATCAAATAGATACATATATTTTTCTTTACCAGCAACTACCTCTTTAATAGTAATTAGTTCACACCGAATTTCGCGTGTTCTGCTATCTTGATTTTCAATAATGAAAATGGTTTGATCGTGTAAAGGCTTGTACTGCAAATACGAGCCCGTGTGAAAAGGTATTACAAGATCCGCATTTTCGTTTTTAAATAGACGTGAAAATATATGTATATTACATTTGTACGTGTTTTCCAATAAACGTATCCATCGTCGTGGTTCCATATACACGTCTTCATTTTCAAATAAAGCCTTCATATCTGAAAGCGATAGATCCGGATTTTCTTGAGACGCAACTTCAAATGACCTAATTTTATGTTTTTTTTCACCGGTTGCTTTC